ACACGCCTGGCGATGTTTATTGCGAAGCCTATCATCAAGGACGTGCGCTTGGTGAATATAATATTGACGCAGAACTCGCCAAAAAGGCAGAGAAAGGAGAGATAGATGCTATAACTCTGCTGGAAGAACGTAAGAACGAACGTGAAGAGAAAGACCTGCGCATGAATTTATTTGGTATATGAAAAGTCAAATCGAGAAATTAGATTCCATTCACCCAGACCTTATATCCGCATTCTTGACAGATGGAGAATGTGAAGGTATTCCGCAAGACGTGAGATTATTTCTGCAGCAATTGCAATGGTCTGCAGAGATTTTCGAATATGAACGTAATATTACAAGGGCAGCTCAAAAACTAAAGCTACGTATCAATGCCGAGCAGCGTATCAAAATAGAAGAGCGCACTTGTATGGAGAGGATTTATCAGGCAATCAACTATTTTCAGGTTGATTGCAATGTCCCCATTAAAGTTTGGGAAAGCAATTTTGCCAACAAATATGAAGACCTTGCCAAACTGTGTGGTTCTACTGGCGATTACAAAGGTATGAAAAGGTGTTACGATGCTGCCTTGGAATGCCGTCGCAGAGCTTCTGAAATTGCTGAAGCAGACAGGGATTTGGGAGTTCTATTCTTGATAACACCTGAATTGACACCCGAGGAACTCGGCTTCTCAAAGAAAAGCCTAAAGGAAATAGCAGCCAAGCATAATGAAGGCTTCTATGTTACGCTTATCGACTCGTTGCCTATCGAAACAAAAGAAAAGAAACGCCTGTTGCGAGATGCCGATATTCAAGAAGCAGAAATAATGGAGGAAATTTCGAATGACTGAAAAAGAAATAAATGAAAACAGTATGCTCAACTTCGAGCACTACTACATGAATCGAGTGCAGCTGCTTGCCAATATCATCGACCCCAATATGCTTTATGCCGAATGGGCTCGTGCCACGGGTAAGACCGAAGGTGTCATAGTTCCACGGCTTATTCGTGTGACAAACGACATGCCGGGCGAACTATCATTCCTTGTTCACAAAACATACGTGGCACTGATGACCAACGTATGGCCAAACATTCAGGCATCGTTCTCTCGTCCTGTCATCGTGAATGGTAAGCAGCGAGCAATGCTTGAATATGGCATTGATTATGTTGTGGGAGAAGCAAAACTTCCTTCACACTTTCGTCAGCCACGTTATCCGATAGCCTATGCAAAGCACTCGGTCATCTTTCGTAACGGAGCACACCTGCAGCTGGTGTCTTCCGACCAGCCCGAGAGTGTTGCCGGTCGAAATGCCGTACACGCATTTGTCGAGGAAATGAAACACAACAGCGGAGAGAAACTAAAGTCGCGACTCTTTCCTTCACTTCGTGGTGGTTCTGCCGAAATTCGCAAGTCAGCCTACTATGAAGGTGTTACCGGTGTGAGTGATACCGCACGTGTAGACCTTGGTGAAGATGATTGGTTCGAGGACTACGAAAACAAGATGGACACAAGGCTCATCGAGGAAATAGCTTCTGTGTCGCTTGCCATCAACCAAACACTATACAAGCAGTTCATGCTACAGCAAGAATTGCGTAACACCAAAAACCCTGTTACAATAGAGAAGATACGTTTGGAAAACCAAAAACTCAATGCCTTTATCGCCAGATGGAAACCACGTATTGCCGATATGCGACGCAATGCCATCTATTATATACGAGCATCTTCGTTCTGTAATAAGGATATTCTCGGACCGAAGTTCTTCAAGACGCAGCTCGATACCCTCGACATGGACGAGTTCCTCACCGCCATCTGTGCCATTCGCCACAAGGAGGTAACCAACAAGTTCTTTACAAGCTACGACCACGAGCGACACCAATTCAAAGATAGTTACATCTACGACCAAATATTGAAGCAGAACCTTAAAGACCACTTCACACTCACAGCGCGCTACCTTCGCCACTACGATAAGCGCGAACCTCTGTACATAGGTTACGACCCTGGTAATTTTCAATCGCTTATCGTCGGACAAAAAAAGGAGTACGGCAGTCGCTTCGATATTATTAAGGAATTTTGGGCATATATACCCGACGACCAGCAGAACCTTGCACAACAGGTGTATTCGTTCTTTGGCAACGACGCAGTGAACAAGGTTATACACCTCTACCCCGACCGTGCAGGAAACAAAACAAGGGAAGAATTGGAGCAAATAACGACCGACTCGCTAACAATGAAGGCAGCTTTGGAGAGTTACGGTTTTTCTGTTTTTCTTTACAACGATGGCGCACCTACTATTTACCACTGGCAGCAGTTCCGCTTGTGTCAGTTGCTCTTTGCCGAGAAACTTCCCTTACTTCCCAAGGTTCGTATCGACGAAAACGAATGTCAGAACCTTTGCAGTGCAATTCTTATCAGTCCGCTGAAGAAAACGAACGGCAAAATCGAGCTTGATAAATCAAGTGAGAAGAAAACAGAATTAAAACGTCGTCCAGGACTGACAACACAGCTTCCAAGTGCAATGATTTACCTTTTATATGGTCTTTATTCAGACCTTATTAAAAAGGAATTGAGCAGTTATCCGGACGATTTACCCGAAAATATAGCGATATAAGCCCCTATAAAGTCCAAAAATGAATATAAAAAATGTCCAAAACAAGGCAATAACGAGGGGTATTTACATAAGTAAAAATGTTACTTTACTGAAAATCAATATATTATATTTTAAAAATGAAAAATCAAAATGACCAAACGACGCAATTCAGGACGCACCGCTGATTTTTGATAATGCGGTGCAGACCTCGAAAAGGCTGGAAATATGACAGGAGGGGAGTTGGTCGTCCTTTGTTCCTGTACAAAATATAAGTAATTTCGCAAGTAATGGAGAAACCTATCGAAATAGACGGCATCAATGCAATGC